GCATTGATGCTTCGCGCCGTGGCACTAGGCCCGACGAAAGGAATGCGTACCCTCATAAGCCGCTGTAGATGTTAAAGCGGGCATTGATGATGCCGCTATCAAGCTGGGGCACGACCACATTACTCCGACGAATGGCCCGCCGTGCGTTCGCTGCCGTGCGGATGACCATCATGGATAACTCTTTGACGCCCGGTGCCAGCTCTTCGGCTAATGAGTATTGCAATGCTTTGAGGTAGCCCGGTGCTAGCGGGTAATCGGTGGCGAGGTCTGCAAACGCTGTCAATTGCACCTGTAGCGCCAGATGGAATTCCACCGGGCCATTTGGCACGGGGTAAAAGTACACCGTTGCTGTAGGTAGGCCAGCGTCGTAATAAGCGTACTGCGGGAATGTGGCACTCACCGTTTTCAACGAGATATTCGAATAGGTTTCGTCATCAATCCATTTGACGGGGTAGTCAATCCCGGCAATGCGCGTGAACGATCCATTCTCAACCGCTACAGGACGCACAGTATCAAATGTCAAGCCTGGTCCGACTGTTGCAGACGCGCCCGACACCGTACCCACTACGCTCGCCATTGACACAATGAACAGGCGCTGCGTGTTCCAGCCGTCCATCATGGCATTGAGTGCGTCCAGGGCATAGTCAGCGTCATCACTGCTGAGCGCTTCGCCTGCGGCCTTGTAGCCAAGCAGGGAATAGGCGCGGTCAATGATCTGTAGCGCAGTCGTCATTCTTTGGCTTTCGCTGGGCGTCCGCGCCGCTTCGGCTGAAAATCATCCTTGACAACTTCGTCAAACACTTCAATTTCGGCATGAAACAAAAATCCATCAGCCCGCGCTAACTCTTCTTGTGCAGCATCAAAAACAACAGTGGTCAAGCCGTTGTGGTTCAGGCACTTGGGATATTCTTGAAACATATAAGCCTATAAAAAAAGGCCCCGAAGGGCCTGTGTTACTCGATATGCGCCCAACTTCGACGCTTGCGTATGCCGCAAATACATTGGGCTGAAACGCCGTACTTTGCCGCCAGCGCTTTGCCGGACATCTCGCTAGTGCGAATGTCTCTGACAATCTCAGGCGTGATCTTTTCGCTTACGCCCTTTCGTGGGCTTACGCGCTTGTGCTTGGCTGCCATGGGTGCATCAAGATGGCCCCATGATTTACGCCGCTTTATATCGCTTACCGTGCCAGCGCTTATGCCGTAATCGGCTGCAATTCTTGACCCTGCGCGAGGGTCAGACAATATCGCAATCACTTGTATTTCATTGAGCTTTGCCCATGGGATAGCTTCTCCGAATGGGACTCTTGCACGGCCTTTTTGGTGCTTATCTTGCTGGTTATCCATTGCAGTGCCAAGCCATAGATGATCGGGATTAACGCAGGATGGGTTATCGCATTTGTGGCAAATGTTGCCCCATTTTGGTATTTCTTTTTGGTTATGGAATGCCCACGACCATCTATGCGCCCGCTTGTAAATGACGCCTAAGACCAATCCCTTAAACAAACCGTAGCCATCTGCATCTTTGCCAGATACCCACTCCCAGCAACCATCATCAATTTTCTTGTGTTGAAGTTTGAACCTGTCTTCAACCGACTTTCCAATAAACATGCCACTGTGTTTTTGCATGGCAACAGGCGATCCGTACGCCTTGTTTCTACGCCAATGTTTATTGCAAAGCCCAAGCGCGAGGCTTGGCAAGTCGCAGCCTTTTATGCAGCAAATGTTGTGATCTGGTTCCATATCAACCCCGATAAAGTGAGATACATATTGTATCCAAACTCTATCGGGATTAATGCGGCATTTACAACTTAGTTGCTCAAAATCCTAGCTGCTAGCTGTGCGCGAATGGTCTTAAATCCGAACATGACATCTATCCGGCATGGCATTGTATCGCTAGAAATTGCGTACTGACGCACCAAGCGCATCGAGATACCGTCGAACACTTCACGCGCTGAAAAGTCCACACCCTCGGGCATGATCAGATCGGCGGTTGCAAAGGTGAAGGCATCTTTGTGATACGCCAGCGATGGGCGGTAGATGGCAGACGCGCCGCCGATCTTGACCAAGGCCGCACCGTTGGACATACCTGCTGCCGTGACGTTTTGGCGTCCGGTAGTGGTCGAGATGGCAGGGGAGAATGCCAACGAGCCCGCGCCGCCTGCATAGTCCGCAGTCACCACAAACTGCTGCAATGCGCCCGTGTCTGTCTTGGTTTCGGGGTGCACGCGATTGCAACCCACGACGGTGAACACATCGCCCTTTTTGAATGTCGCCGTGCCAGTCGCCACAGTCACCGCGGCTGTGCCGTTGGCGGTCACCGCGCCATTGACAACGTACAGAGTCGCCGATGGGGCCGTGCCGGTAGTCTGCGAAGACAACAACGTGTTTTCGTAGATGTCACCAAAGCCAGCCGTGCGGCCTACTTTGCCTTCTCGGTACTGCTTGGCAATCTCGGTCGAGTCTTGGAACAGGCCTTTCAAGCCGTCCACCAGATCCAAGTTGTCTTGGGTGTTCAGCAGCAAATTGCGCTTGTCGCCGGGGGCCAGGTTATCCACCAAGATTTTGCGTGCAGCGAGCGCTTTGTTCAACGTGATGGCCGCGCCCACGTTGTTGACGCTGTTGTAAACGTCCAGCGCCATGCTGAGCGCGTCCGACTCCATGCGAGCAGCCAAGACGGACATGGCGGGCTCAATGATGCGCTCGCTGAAATCGTCCAAGCTCATCGTCAATTCGGCGCTGGTGAAGTTCATGCCAACGTGCTTCTGGCTGGAGACAGTCAGGGTCGTGGATGCTTCGGTCGTGTCTTGGGTCACCAGTGTGGCGCCGTCAGACACGGTGTACTCGTTGGGCAGGCGAATCTTGAGAGAGTCGCCAATCTTTGCGCCGGACTTGGCAAAGGAATCGTCGTATTGACGGTTGATGCTGCCGATGAAGTTCAGTTTTTGATGCAGAACTGCGAGGGCTTTGCGTGTCACCGCCGTGGGGGTCAGGATGGTATTAGGCATGAAATGCTTTCAGAAAAAATGGAAACAGTGGATTTACCGGCCACGCACTCGGGCCTGCTCTTTGCGCATCCATGATGCAATGTCATCGCCATCACTTGGGAGTGACGAAGATGACGCTTTGCCACGGACGCCAACAGGGCTGATCGGCTCAGGTGCTTTGCTCAGCGTTGCTTTTGGTTTGCTGGCTAACTCGGACTCGATCCGGGTCAACTCGCGTGCGGCCTTGATGGGCGACATGTGCGCAATCTCTGCGGCCTTGGTTGGGTTTTTGCCAAGAAAGTAAGCCAGATCAGGGCCAGCATCAGAGTCCGAAATGAACTCCGCCATGGCCTCATTGATGGGCAATGCTGGATTGCTCACCACCGCGTCAAAGTCGGCATACCGCGCTTTCACCGCTTCAGCACGCTCGAAAAAGACCTCTTGAGTCTTGTCGTTCTGCTGTGTGCGTTCACGCTCTGCTACTTTTTGCGCTGCTTTCTTCTCGGCCAAATGCTCAATCTGGGCTTGGAGATACGCTTCATCGTCCCGGAATTCATCACGCCGTGGCTCAATCTCTCGGGTCTTGGCTTCTGCTTGCTCACGCAGTTGCTGCTCAACCCGGCGATGTACCCGGCGCTCTTCCTTCAAGAGCCGTTTTTGAACCATGGCGTCAACTTCAGCTTGTGTGAAAGTCTTGGCGGGTTCAACCTGCTTTTCATCCTCCACTGGTCCATCAGGCGCAGTACCCGTTGGTGTGTTTAGCTCTGTTTTGGTGACCGGCTCAGATTCGCCGGGGACTGGGGTTTCCAGAACTTCATCAAACATTTTTCATGCCTTTGGCAGTAAACCCCTGTCAGACGCGACAGGTAGCGTTTGGTTATTGCTGGCCGGGAAACTGTTCGCCGTTTTCAGGCGTAAAAAAACCCGCATCTGGCGGGCTTGTCGGTTGTTGCTCTTGCATGGGATCAGGCGGCATCTCAGGCGGCTCCATAGCCTCTTCCTGATCCATCTCGTATATGTCCTCTTGGATGCCTTGTGCCGGGGCTGGCGTACTCAATGCACCCTGCAATGTCTGCATAACAAGCGCCTGCACTTGCTCAGAGGTCAGCCCTGTTCCAAGTGCGCTGATACGCTGCGTCTCAGCCTGATATGCCTTCACGGTCAACTCTTTGAGCTTCCATTCCTGGTCATTGCTCAGTTCCTCGATCTTGTCCGCGCTGGCTTGTAGCTCTTGCGTGAGTGCGTCCATTTGCTCGCCCATCTGCTGCATGGCTTGCTGCACTTGGGGTGGGACTTGTGGCTGGCCGCTGCCCTCTTTGTCGATCTCTTGTTGCACCTGTGGTAGCAGCGTGTGTTTCAAGCGCTTTGCCATATCGTCCGCACCCGGCCAGTCCATATTCTTCACTAGCAAATCACCGATTACCTGCCACAGTTGCGGATTGGCTTGCGTCATCTGCGTCATGGCTTCCACCGCCTCAACTCGGCGCGTTGTGAACGATGGCCCGGTGGTGGTGTAAACATCGTAGGTGCCGACATTTGGGTTAAAGATGCGCTTCATTGCGCCATCCTCACCCTGATACTCGGTCAGCGCCTCGGGGTTTTGTGGGTCCAGCGTGGCATTCTGCTGTTCATCATCTTCACCAATGATGCGAGCGATGCGCTTAGTGTCCAGCACTTTAGGAATCATGTCCAGCACAATGCGGCCAATGTGACGAACCGCCCGCGCCAGGTTGTCAACGTAGTGGAATGTGGCTGTGTCGCCTTCGCGCTGGCGGGCCATGATGGCTCTACCAGATGTCTCGTTGCTCTTCTGCCCTAGGCTGGCGTCATACTGCCCAGTTTCGCTCTTGATGTCGTCAGCGGCACCCATAGCGATCTGAGACAAACCCGCTTCAACTTGCGTAGGTGAGGTGCGGGTGGGCGCTGGGATGGGATTGCCGCCCTCGTCAACGTGGTTGTATGGCAGGTAAGAATGATTCTCGGTGTTCGCCGTCTGCCAAATCTTCTCATAGCTTTCGATGGCTTCTGCCGGTGCAGCCCATGGCGATTTTGGAGCCTGCAACACGCGCTCAACAATGGCACTTTGCGCCACGTTGTACATGCGCTGACTGTCTTTGGCTGGGCGAACAAGGCCAAATA